CTACTGGACGTGTTCCGCGATCGCATGGAATGGCCCACGCTACGTCGCACAGCCGAGAGCCTCGCGCTCAAGGAATACGCCGGCATGAAGCCGATCGCGGTATTGGTCGAGGACAAGTCGTCGGGTCAATCGCTCGTGCAGGATCTCAAGGCGTCGACCAAGATCCCGGTCCTCCCGCGAGAGCCCGAGGGCGACAAGACGATTCGCGCGATGTCCGTCTCGCCGCTGTGCGAGGCCGGACGTGTTCGTCTCCCACGCGCTGCGGCATGGCTCCCCGAGTTCGAGGCCGAGTTGTACCGCTTCCCGAATGCCGTACACGACGACCAAGTCGACTCCATGTCGCAAGCGCTCTCGTATCTGCACCGCGCGACGTCGCCGGCCGAAGAGGGCCTCCGCTTCCTCCAGCGCCAGGCCGAGCTACTGAGGGCCGAGCGCGAGAAGGGGAGCGCCTAACCGTGGCGATGCAGCTCCCCGCCCTCGTCACCTCCACCCGCGACGTCGCGATCCGTCTCCTCGGCGGCACGCCTCCAGACAAGAGCCCGCGCGCCCTCGGCGGATCCGGGACCCCGATGCCTCCGGTCATGCCCGCCGGCACCGAGCCCCGCGCGATCGTCATGCCGTGGCTCTACAACACCGGGGCGCGCCCCCGCGCGAACAGCGGCATCACGCTCACGCCCTTCGATCAACTCCGCGCGTTCGCGGACTTCGACCTGGTCTCGATCGCGAAGAAGGACGTCAAGGATCAGATCCTAGGCATGCAGTGGGTCGTCCGCGTGCGGCCGGAGTTCAAGGGCCAAGAGAAGCAGCTCGCCAAGACGATCGACTCGGTTAGGGCGTTCGTCTCGATGCCCGATGCGCTCGCCGGTGTCGAGTGGCCCGACTGGTGCGGTGCCGTCGCCGACGAGATCATGATCACGGACGCGTTGACGATCCTGCCGCGCAAGAATCTCGCGGGGCAGCTGATCGGACTCGAGCAGATCGACGGCGCGACGATCGTGCCGCTTGTCGATGACCGCGGCCGTCCGGCGCTCCCTCCGAACCCCGCGTACCAGCAGATCGTCCGCGGGATGCCGGAGACCGAGTTCATGTTCGGTGACCTGCTTTACCTCCCGCGCAACCGGCGGGCGAATTCCCCCTACGGCAAATCGAACACCGAGAACGTCCTGTTCACCGCCAACCTCGCGATCCGCCAGGCGATGCATGAACTGGCGTTCTACACCGACGGCAACGTCCCGGACGGCGGGATGTTCAGCATCAAGGGCGCGACGGCCGATCAGATGGCAGCGTTCCAGACCGCCCTCGACGACATCCAACGCGGCCGCTCTGATCTGCGTTCCGGCTACATGAAGGTCATGCCGGAGGGCGCGTACTCCGCGGCCAAGGATCGCCAATGGTCCTACGAGTTCCTCGAGTGGCTCGCGCGCGTGATCTCGTGGGGCTTCGGCGTCTCACCGATCCCGATCGCGAAGCAGATGAACCGGGCGACCGGCTCGACGATGGAATCCTCCGCGATGGAGTCGGGCCCGCGACCGATCGCGGGGTTCATCGCAGGCGTCGTCAACCGCTGCCTGCGCGTCTACGGCGGCGTCACCGAGGTCGAGTTCGCCTGGGCGGATGACGAGACCGAAGACCCGACCGTCGTCTACCAGCGGCAAGCCGTGCTCCTCGCCCGCGGCGCACTGACGATCAACCAGGCGCGTGAGGAACAAGGCGACGAGCCGTATCCGTTCGAAACGCCCGCGATGATCGACACGCCGTCGGGCCCGCAGCTGCTCGAAAAGCTCATCGAAGATCTCAGGAATCCGCCGGAGCCGCCGCCCCAGCTGGCTCCCAAGCCACCCAACGGACCGGGCCAAGATGGTGGCTCTCCTCCGGCGGACGTTACGCCACCGGCGGCGAACGATGCTATCCCCACCGCAGACGAACCGACCGCGCAAGAGAAGGCGTGGGCCGCGGCGTTCACGAAGTACCGCGCCGCGGTGGCGACGGATCTACGGAAGTGGCGGGACGTCGCGAAGAAGCGCGTCCGGGATGGCAAGGCGCCCAAGCTCGATTTCAAAAGCGCGGTCATTCCGGCCCACGTCCGCCATGACGTCGTGACAAACCTGGGCCAGTTCGTGAAGGGTACCGGCCGACCAAACGACATCTCCGTCACGTTCGATACGCTCGCGGAGCACTTCGGATTCACCAAGGGCGAGCTCAAGCCGACGAAGGCCCGTTCGAAGGTCGAGAAGGCGATCGTCGCGCTCGTCGATGGCTGGCTCTCCGAGCTCGAGCCGAAGGTACTCGCGTGGGCGGTCGGGAAGATCCCCACGGAAAAGATCGCGAAGGCCGAGCCCACGGAGCCTCCGGACTTCTCCGCCGGCGACCTCGCGGACGATCTCTCAAAGCAGCTCGACGCCGGCGGTGGAGTCGGCGCCGCGGAGGCAGCTCAAGCGATCGGCATCAACCTCGATCGCGTCCCGCCGGAAGTCATCACCTACGCGCGCCGGCGCGCCGGCGAACTCGTGGGCAAGCAGTACGTCGCCGGCCAGTGGATTGATTCCACAACCGGCGCAGCGATCTCGGACACGCTGCGTGATCTCGTCAACGGAGCCGTCTCGCGCGCGATCGAGGAGAGCTGGACGCCGCAGGAGCTCGCCTCGACGCTGAAGGGTTACTTCGAGATCTCGCGCGCGGAGACGATCGCCATCACCGAGACGGGCTACGCGTACGGAAACGGAGCAGCCGAACTCTACAAATCAGAGGGGGTCGAACTGCTCGACGTGGTCGATGGTCCCGGCTGCTTGCCTTACGGCCACGACGACGCCGCGCCGCAACCGGACGATGCGCCGGGAACGGTGCAGGCCGACGCCCAAGCGGACGGTCAGTCATGGACTGTGGGCCAGTACCAGTCCGCGATTCTTGGTCACCCTCGATGCGTTCGTGTTTGCACCCCGAGTTTTTCTGACGGCGCTCTGGCCGCGTAAGGAGTCCTGACCATGTCGCAAAAAGTGGTGCAGATCATCCCCGGCGAAACGCTCTCCGGCCCGGCCCTCAATGCGTCCGGTGCAAATCAAGCGGCGGCCTTCTCGGCGATCGCTCCCGATGGCGACGCGTTCGTTTGTAGTCGCACCCGCACCATAGGCCGATCGCGCGCGGGCGGTATCGCGATCGTCATCACCAAGGCGGCCGTCCCCCAGTCGGACACGCCGACGACGCTGAAGGCAACATTGACCGTCGTCGGGACAGACGTCGATCTCTGTGAGCCTCTCGTCGTGTGCGACTTCAGCGTCGACCCGCCCGTCTCGCCTCAAGCAGGGCACGTGCTCCGGCTCGACGCCGTGCAGATCGATCACGTGATCAATCCCGGCGAGGAGGTCGAGCTCATCTGGAACGAGACCGGCGTTCTCGGCGACGACGGCGGCACCCCGACGCCGGTCGCCGGGACGCGGCCAGAGTTCCTGATCCTCGGCTGGCCGCTTGTCGCGGTCGAGCCGACGAGCTTCTGATCATGTCACTCAAGCAATCGACCATCGTCGCGACGCAGACGATCACCGGCGCCGGGAACAGCGTCAACTTCAGCTTGTCGACGGCGACGATGCTTCACGTCACCGTCGTGCTCGGCACCGGCTCAGGGACGATCAGCGATCTCGACGTTTGGCTCGAATGCTGCGACGACGCCACCGACAGCATCGCTGGAACGAATTTCACTCGCAAGCTGGCTCAGGAGATCGACGCCAACGGCACCGACGTCGTCACCGCTCGCTCGAACATCGTCAACAACAAGACGACGACGACGGCCGAGAAGTACGGCGCGGATTACCACTACATCCCGTCCGGAACGTACCGGTTCGCTTGGACCCTGGCGGGCACAACCCCGTCGATTCCTCTCACCATTCAAATCGGCGCGAAGTAGGAGGGCGGCATGCCACGCGTAGCAATCCCGGTTGTCGACGTCAACCTGCGAGGCGGCGTCGTCATCGGTGCGACGTCAAGCTCTCCGAGCGAGGTCAACGGCGACGTCGGCAACGGCCATTCGATCTCGGGGAACGACGGCCGCATCGTCCTGCACGCGCGCAACTCGGCCGCGGGAACGATCACGCTGACAC